CCGCACGCTGAAGGACCCGAAGTCGGCCTACGCGCAGGCCGCCGCTGCCGCCGCTGGCCGGCGCATGGACCTGTCGATCATGCAGGGCATTTTTGCGGACGCGCAGACCGGCAAGACCGGCGCCACCACCGTGGCGTTCCCGGCCGCGCAGCAGATCGCGGTCAACTACGTCGAAACCGGCAGCGCGATCGACAGCTTCCTGACCATCGGCAAGCTCCGCGCCGCGCGCACGCTGCTGGAGGAAGCCGAAGTCGATGAAGACGAGGAACTGACCATCGTGGTGTCGCCGCGCCAGAAGCAAGCGCTGCTGGCCACCACCGAGGTGAGCAACGCCGACTTCAACCCGGACGTGCGCCGCGAGCTCGAGGGCCTGAAGAACGGCACGTTGAAGAAGTTCATGGGCTTCAACTTCGTGACCGTCGCCCAGAAGCGGATGCTGCTGGACGGCAGCGGTCGCGTGCGCGTGCCGGTCTACGCCAAGAGCGGCGTGAAGTTCGGCATCGGCGAAGCGCCGGTGAGCAACGCCGCCCCCGACCCCACCAAGTCCTACAACATCCGGCTGCACACCAAGTGCACCTTCGGCGCGATCCGGATGGAAGAGGCCAAGGTGGTCGAAATCAAGTGCCTGGCCTCGTAAGGCCCGGCACGAAAGGAGCATGAACCATGCCGGCTTCAATCTTCCCGGCCTTCGCGCTGGGCAACCTGCAAAACTTCGCCCTGACCGGCGGCAAGAAGCGCACCATGATCGAGCGCTTCACCCTCGCCTCGGACGCGGTGGGCACCTATCCCATCGGCGTGCCGCTGCGCGCGGGCATCGTGCCGATCCGCTTCTTCCTCACCGCCACCGTGTCGCTTGGCACCACGCAGATCGCCATCGGCATTGCCGGCGCCACCGGCAAGTATCGCGCGGCGGCGGTCTTCACGGCGGTGGAAACGCCCACGCCGTTCGGCCTGGTGGCCGCGTGCGGCATTCCGCTGGCGGCGGCCGAGCAGCTGCTGATGACCACGACGGTGGCGGCGCTGCCGGCGAGCGGCACGCTGATGATCGATCTGGAATACGCGGACAACAGCTAACCGGGCGAGGGCGCGATGGCGACCAGCGAGGTCGAGGTCGTCAACCGCGCCCTTGACCACCTCAATGCCGCCCCGGTCGTTGACCTGGCGGCCGACGTGGAGGAGGCCCGGCGGATGCGTCGGGCCTTTCCCATTGCCCGCAACGCGGTGCTGCGGGCCTACCCCTGGAACTGCGCCCGCCGTCGCGTGAGGCTGGCGGCCGACGCCACCGCCCCGGCCTTCGGCTACGGCAAGCAGTTCCCGCTGCCCGAGGGGCCGCTGCCGCTGCGCTGCCTGCGCGTGCTGCGGGTGGGCGAAATGCCCGACCACACCGGTTGGCGGGTCGAGGGCCGCTACCTGCTGACCGATGAGGGCGGCCCGCTGCCGATCGAGTATGTGGGCCAGCTGACCGACGTGGCGCAGTGGGACGCGCTGCTGGTCGAGGCCATTGCCTACCGCCTGGCCGCCGATGTGGCCTGGCCGATGACCGGCAGCGAGAGCCGGCGCGCGGCAATGATGGACGGCTACCGCACGGCCCTGATTGAGGCGCGGCGCATCGACGCGCGCGAGCAGAGCCAGGACGAAAAAGTGATCTCCGACACCTGGCTGACCGAGCGCTTCTGATGGCGCGGTCGGTCCCGCTGCTTTCCAGCTTCAACGGCGGCGAGATTTCGCCGCGGCTGTATGGCCGCGCGGACATCGCGAAATACATCTCATCGTGCCGCCGGCTGGAGAACTTCGTGCCGCTGATCGAGGGCGGCGTGACGCGCCGGCCGGGCACGCGCTACGTGGCCAGCACGAAGGCCGACGCCGTGGTGGTGCTGATCGGGTTCGTGTTCTCGACCGAGCAGGCCTATGCGATCGAGGCCGGCGCCGGGTATTTCCGCTTCTACCGGAACGGCGCACCGATCGAGAGCAGCCCCGGCGTGCCCTACGAGATCGCCTCGCCCTACGGCGCCGCCGACCTGGCCGGGCTGCGCTGGGTGCAGTCGGCCGATGTGCTGTATCTGGCGCACCCGAACCATGCGCCGCGCAAGCTGAGCCGCACCGCGCACACCGCGTGGACGCTCACGACCATCGCCTTCCTCGATGGCCCCTATCTGCCGAAGAACGCCGGCGACGTGACCTTCACCAGCGGCGCTGCGACCGGCGCCACCACGCTGACCGCCAGCGCTGCCACCTTCGTTCTGGGCGACGTGGGGCGGCAGGTGCGGCTGGAAAGCGGCACCACCAAGGGGTGGGGCAGCATCACCGGCTTCACCTCGGCGACGGTGGTGAACTGGACGGTGGCCACCGGCGAAACCGTGCCGACCGCAGCCACGAAGGAATGGCGGCTGGGCGCCTTCGGCGACACGCGCGGTTTCCCCGCCGCGGTGACGTTTCACCAGGACCGGCTGTTCTGGGGCCGCACGGCGCAGCGCCCGCAAACGCTGTGGGGCAGCGTGGTCGGCGACTATGAGCGGCACCGGCCCGGCGCGAACGCCGACGACGCGCTGAACCTTACGCTGAACGCCAACACGGTGAACGCCATTGCCTGGCTGGACAGCGGGCGCTACCTCACGGCGGGCACCACCGGCGGCGAGTGGCCGATCCGTGGCGACGAGGCCAGCGGGCTGACCGCCACGAACGCGCGCACCGATCAGGACACGACGGTGGGCAGCGCCGAGGTGCCCGCGCTGCGCATCGACGCGGTCACGCTTTTTGTCCAGCGGGCAGGGCGGCGGCTGCGCGAGATGATCTTCGACTTCAACAGCGACAACCTTCAGGCCAACGACCTGACCACCCTCGCGGGCCACATCACCCGCGCCGGCATCGTGCGCATGGCCTACCAGCAGACGCCCTGGCGCATCGTGTGGATGGTGCTGGCGGACGGCGCGCTCATCGGCCTGACCTACATGCGCGAGGAAAAGGTGGTGGCTTGGCATCGCCACCCGCTCGGCGGCGCGAATGTGCGGGTGCTGTCGCTGGCCGTGATCCCGGCGGCGACGCAGGACGAACTCTGGCTGGTGGTGGAGCGCACCGTGGCCGGCGTGACGCGCCGCTTCGTCGAGCGCATGGAACCCGAGTTCATCGGCGACACCGAGGCCGAGAAGCGCGAAGCGTTCTTCGTGGATGCGGGCTTGTCCTACAGCGGCGTGGCGACCTCCACCTTCACCGGCCTGGGCCACCTTGAGGGCGAGACGCTGGCCGTGCTGGCGGACGGCAAGCCCACCACCGCGCTGGTCGCGCTGGGCCAGATCGTGCTGCCGTTCGCCGCGGCGCGCGTGCATGCCGGCCTGCCGTTCACGTCGCTGATGGAAACGGTGGACCTCGAGGGCGGCGCGCAGGACGGCACCAGCCAGACGCGCGCGCGGCAGATACACCGGCTGGCTGTCAGACTGTATCAGACCATGGGCTGCATCGTGGGCTGGCGGCGCGGCGCGCAAAGCGGGCGCGAGCGGATCGTGTTCGCGACCGACGCCGACCCGATGGACAACAGCCCGGCCCTGTTCACGGGCGACAAGCCGGTGACTTTCCCGGCGCTGGCTGACCGCCAGGCCATCATCGTGGTCGAGCAGGATCAGCCCCTGCCTTGCACCGTGACCGCGCTGGTGGTCACGCAGAATGTCGGGGATTGAGAGCATGTGCCTGCCCTACCTGGCCATGGCTGCCATGGCTGCCTCCTCGCTCTACTCCGGGGTTTCGCAGGGCGCGGCGGCGCGCGGCAACGCCAACCAGCTCGACGCGGCGGCCGGCGCTGCGGTCGATGCGGCGGCGGCGAACGAGGCCCGGCAGCGCACCGCCAACCGCGTGCGGATGGGCCAGCGGCGCACGGCGACCGGCGCCAGCGGCTTCACCACCGAGGGCAGCGCTGGCGACGTAATGGAGTTTGAGGCGGCGCAGGCCGAGCTCGACGCGCTGACCATCCGCTACGGCGGCGCGGTGCAGGCACAGAACTACCGGACGCAGGCGAAGGCGCAGCGGCGCGCGGCCACGAGCTTTGAGATCGGCGGCCTCCTCGGCGCCGGCGGGTCCATTCTGGCGGGCGGCGCAAGGCAGGGCTGGTTCGACGGCGGCACCGGCGGCCAGTTCAGCGTCGGCAAGCTGTTCGGCAGCTCTGCCGGCGGCGGGTTCAAGAGCGGAGCGGCGGCACCCTGATGGCAACCGAAATCCCGATCTTCACCGCCCGCACGGGCGTTCAGGCCCCGCAGCCGGTGCTTCAGGACCCGCGCCAAGCCGGCGCGCTCGGCGCCATGGTCGGCAAGGCGGTATCGGACCTCGAGGCGGTCGGCGAGCGGGTGCAGGCCGGCGTGCGCGTGCGCGCCCTGGCCGAGGCCTCCAACGCGATCGGCGAGCTGCAGGTGGAGGTGGACGCCGCGCGCGATCCGTCGGCGATCGGCCCCCTGGTGCAACAGCGCCGGCAGGAGATCGAGGCCCGGCTGCAGGAACGGCTGGGCGGCGACCGCGAGGGGTTCACGCTGGCGCAGGCGCGCCTGGTGGACAACTTCAACGGCCTGACGCGAGGCGCCGCCGCGCGCGGCCGCGCGCTGGAAGAAGACGCATTCAAGGCGACGCTGCTGGAACAGAGCCGGCTGCTGTCGGCCAGGGCGGCGACCGGCGACCAGGCGGCCATCCGCGACTGGGGCACCCTGTTGCAGCAGAGCGAGGGGCGGCTTTCCCAGGTCGAGTTGCAGCGGTTGAGCCAGGGGTTCCGCGATGAGGTCGACACGGCGCGCGTGGGTCGGCTGATCCAGAGCAACCCCGCCGCCGCGGTGGCCATGCTGAGCGACCCGGCACAGATGCCCGGCATGGATGCGACGCGGCGCGTGCAGCTGCTGAACAGCGCGACCAGCCGGCAGCAGGCGCAGGCGAGCATGGCCTACACGAACGCGCTGCGGCAGGACGCGGCCCAGCGGCGCGAGGTTGAGGGCCTGGCCACCGCCGCCGAAAAGGACATCATCGACCGCACCCGCAGCGGCGACGTGCAGGGCGCACGCGAGGCCCTGAGCCGCCTGCGCTCCTACGGCACCGGCGAGAGCTACGCGCGGTTCGAAGGCCTGGTGAACGGGCGCGAGCAGGACATCCCGGCGACCCCGATCATGCGCGCGGCGTTCCGCGAGCGGCTGCTGGACCGCACCAACCCGCTCACCAGGACAGAGCTGCAGTCGATGATCGGCGCGCGCCAGATCAACTTCGAAATGTATGAGGAAGGCCTGAAGCGCATCGAGGAGCGGCAGAATGTGCGCTTCAACGAGGCCGAGGAGTTCTTGAGCCGCGAAATGGGCGTGGTGCCGTCCAACGTGCCCAACGCCATGCGGACACAGGAAACCCAGGCGCGCGAGCAGGTGGTTGATCGCATCCTGAACGACCTTCGCGTCGAGCGCGACCGCAACCCCGACATGGACCCGCGCGCCTACGTGCAGCAGCGACTGCGCGAACCGGGCAGCCCCAAGGCGCGGGTTGATCTCGACAACGCTCAGCGCAACGTGCGCCTGGTGCCGGCTGCCGTGCGCGACCCCGAGGCCTGGGCGCAGCTTGAGGCGGCCATGGCGACCCACCTGGCTGCGGTGCGCAGTCGCGGCCTGCTGGGTGCGCGGCCCGAGCCGCCGAAGCTGGCTGACGGCACGGTGGTGACGCCGCAGACCTATGCCACCTGGAAGAACCTGATGGACCGGCTGCGTGCGGCAGAGGCTGCCGTGGCGACCTCGACGCTGGGGTCGCGATGAACGACATCGAGCAGCGCGCGCTTGAGCGCATCATGATCCGCCGTGGCGAGCTGCCCGCGCCCACCGAGCCGCCGGTGATCGACATCTACCCGCAGGGCGCGCCCGAGGGTGAGCAGGGCAGGCCGTCTGGTGGCACCGGCGCGGCGCCTGACGTGATCGCGCCGCCGGCCGCCCCAAACGCTGCCGGCGCGGGGCCTGTCGGTCCTGGCGGAGGTGCTGACCCGGCCGACGAAATCCGCCCGGCCGGCGTGTCGGGCCGCACCCCGCAGGCCGTGCTCGATCGGCGGGCCGGCGGCGAGGGCATCGTGCCGGGCGTGATGCAGGGCGCGCGCGTGGCTGGGCGTGCGGTGATGGGCGCGGCGCAGGCGGTGCTCGACACCGGCGCCGACGTGCTGGGCGCCATGTCGATGGGCGCGGCGGCACCGAGCCCGCTGGTCGGCATGGCATCCAACTTCGTGCAGACGCCAGAGCAGCAGGCCCAGGCCCTGCGCGACTTCCCCGGCGTGACGGTCGTGGCGCCCGAGCTGCCGCGCCCCGAGGTCGAGGGTGAGGTCGCGAACACGATCGCGGACCTGGGCACCTATCTGGTGCTGTTCGCCACCACCGGCGGCTTCACCGCGGGGCGCGGCCTGCTGGCCAACATCGGCAGCGGCATGGCGGCCGACTTCATGAGCGATCCCGAGCAGGGCGGCATGGTCACGCTGCTGCGCTCGCTGGGCGTGGCGCCGGAAACGCTGGCCCCGCTGGACCCCCAGCAGGCGGCGGCCGAGGACGAGCGCATCAAGGCCAGGCTGCTGTCAGTGACCGATGGCGCCGTCACCGGCGCCGCAATCTCGGCGGTGGTGGCAGGCATCAGGATGCTGCGCCAGAACCCCACCGCATCTGCCGCCATGGCCGCGCTGCTGGCCGCGCCGGCCACCACCGGCAACGCGGAGGCGGGGCCCCTTGATCGCACAGCGCGCGCGGCTGCTGGTGGCGCGGCGGCTGCTGCGCCTCGCGCGCGGCGCGCTGCTGGCGTCTACCCCAACGCGCCACCGGCCGCGACCGGGATCAACGCGTTGCGCGAGCAGTTGTCACAAAATTACGGCGATGTAAGCAGTTGGGTTTCTGAAACACCAAACGCGGTCATTGTTAATAAAATTGTCGTTCCAGAAGAACGGCGCGGCCAGGGGGTCGGGTCTAGTTTTATGCGCGAAGTTATCGCCTATGCCGATGCTGTGGGAAAGCCGGTGGCGCTGACTCCATCGGCGGACTTTGGCGGCAGCGTGGCGCGCTTGAACAGGTGGTATCAATCTCTGGGGTTCGTGCCCAACACTGGGCGCAGTCGCAATCCTGAAATCAGCGAAAGCATGATCCGGCCAAGTGATGGCGCTGCCGGCGCCCCACCGGCCGAGGGCATCCGCGCATTCCACGGCACGCCGCACAACGTGGACAGGTTCGACATCTCCAAGATTGGCACGGGCGAGGGCGAGCAGGCGTTTGGGCACGGGCTGTATTTTGCGAGCCGGAAGGATGTGGCGGCGGGCTACAGAAACGCGCTTTCTGAAAAGCTGGTGGGGGGGCGCCCCGTTGGCGAATTGAACGCGCCGGACCTGGTGCGCCGACAGCTAAGATGGATCGGTGAAGATGGTAGCCCGTCGAGCTTGGGCGACGCTGCGCAGAAAGTTCGGGGTTTTGCATCGGCGTATGAACAATACGCGCGGCGCATGCGTGGCAGCGCCCTTGCGGCAGAGCGTGCCGAGCATATGGCCAAGGCGGCCATGCTTCGCGAGGCGGCTGATTGGATGGAGAAGAATGCCGACCTGCCGATAACGCGCACCGGCAACGTCTACGAGGTCCGCATTCGGACCTCGCCCGAGCGCCTGCTGGATTGGGACAAGCCGTTCAGCCAACAGCCGCAGGCGGTGCAGTCCGCGCTGCTGTCGGTGATGGAGAAGGCAAAGGTCGCGCACTATGGCGGCGACCGCGAGCAAGCCGCAATTTCCATGCAGGCCTTTCGCAAAAATCTCCAGGAGTTCGATGACACTGGGGCGATGGTGCAAGAGCAAATTGTCTCGGCGCTTGGCCAGAAAGGTGCATCCACCGCCCTGCGCGCGGCCGGCATTGACGGCATCCAATACCTCGACGGCGGCAGCCGCAGCGCGGGCAGCGGCAGTTACAACTATGTCGTGTTCAACGACGAATTGATCGAGATCGTCCGCAGGTATGGCTTCGTGCCGGTGCTGGTGGTCGGCGGCAAAGAAATCTACCCGCAGCAGCCGAGCGAAGGCGCCCCCGATGGCCGTTAGCCCCACCCTCGACAGCGGGCTTACCCCCGCGCCGCCCGGCTTCGAAGGTAACGCGCCCGGCCTGCCACAGGTCGACCTGCCGCAGGTCGCGGCCGACCCCGCGCCGGAACCCGAACCGCTCGCCAACGTCACGGCGCCGCCGGTGATCGAGGTGGGCGTGCCGCCGGACCAGGCCACGCCCGGCACCGCCACGCCCGACGCAGCCACAGCCCCGCCTGTAGCGCCCGCGCCCGCGCCGGCCCCCGTGGCCACCCCCGCGCCCGAACCCGCACAGGCGGCGCCCGTAGGCGCGCCCGGCGACAGCTTCGGCCCGCCCGAGGGCGAGACGCAGGTGGCCGGCGGGCTGATGGAGCTGATCCAGCGCCTGAGCCGGGTCACGCCCGACAGCATGCCGCGCCCCCGCGCGCAGGACTTCCTCGACGTGACGCCCAGCGGGGCGCCCGCCCTGCGCGCTGCCTCGCAGCAAGAGGTGGACGACGTTTGGAAAATCCTGGGAACGAACCAGACCGGCCCCTTCAACGGCATCTCGATGCGGGGGCAATACATGCCCCAGGACACGCAGGCCTTCGTGGATGCCATCCGCCAGGCCAACCCGGACCTGTTCGCCGCCGCCGGCCGTGGCGTGCAGACGCGCGAGCAGATGGTGGCGGCGGCCGAGGCCATCGGGTTCGACGGCGCGGCGCGCATGCTGCTGGCCCGCAAGCCGGGCGAGACGTTCAACATCGAGGAACTGCTGGCCGCCGGCGCCGCGGTGCGCGTGGCGACGGACGAGCTGCGGAGAACGGCGCAGGCCGCCATGGCCGGCATGCGGTCGCCTGAGGCGCCGGAACTGCTCAGGCAGATGCAGTTCAATCTGGCGTTCACCTCGGTGCTGGCGAACCAGGCCGACGGCGCCATGACCGAGAGCGGCCGCGCCCTGGGCGGCGCCCGGTTCATGCGCGATGTGCTCTCCGTGATCCCGACCGACAGCGCCGAGGTGGTGCGGCGCCTGGGCGCATCCGGCTCGCCCACCGACGCGCGCTCCATGATCGAGGCGATGGGTGGCGAGCAGCTGCTGCGCACCCAGGCCGCGCTGTGGGCGCAGATACCGGACGGCGCAGCCGCCGCGCGGTTCGCTCGGGCGAGCCTTGGCCGCCGGACGGTCGATGCGCTGATCGAGGCCTACATCAACAGCCTCCTGGCGCAGCCGACCACGCACATCGTCAACATGATGGGGAATGCCTCCTACGGTCTGTGGTCGATCCCCGAGCGGTTCCTGGCCGGCGCAATCGGCACCGGCCGGACGTTCCTGCGCATCGGCGGCGACGAACAGGTCTACATGGGCGAGGCATGGGCCCAGGCGGCCGGCATGTATCAGTCCCTGGGCGACGCCTTCCGGGCCGCCGGCCAGACCTGGCGCACCGGCGTGCCGGCCGACAAAATCAGCCAAATGGACGTGCTGCGCTATGACGCGATCAGCGCCGAGAACCTGCAGCTGGGCGGCACGATGGCGCAGGCCATCGATCTCCTCGGCACCATCGTGGGCGACCCCCAGAGCATGGCCAGCGCGGCGCAGGCAGCGCAGCGCGGCATCGACCGCGGCGTTAATGCCGTGGGCACCGTGGCCCGCCTGCCCGGCCGAGCGCTGTTGACGGAAGACGCATTTTTCAAGACGGTCGGCAACAACGGCGAATTGTGGGCCCAGGCCTACCGGCAGATGCAGCTGCTGATGCAGGACGGCATGAGCAAGGCCGACGCGGCGCTCGAGGTGGCGCGCATGCGGCAGCACCCGCCCGAGATGTGGGAGCGGTCGGCGACGGACGCCGCGCGCGCCATGACGTTCCAGCAGGAGCTGGGGCCCTACATGCAGCAGCTGGCCGCCGTGATGCAGCACCCGCTGCTCAAGGCGTTCGTTCCGTTCTTCACCACGCCGGTCAACGTCTACCGGGCGGCGCTGCACCGCACCCCCATGTCCGTGTTCCTCTCGCCGCAGGTGCGCTCCGACATTCTCGCCGGCGGCGCGCGCGCGGACATGGCGATGTCGCGCATCGCGCTGGGGTCGGTGGCCATGTATTGGATCTACGGCCAGGTTGCCGACAGCATGGCAAACCCCGACTTCAGGATCACCGGCGGGCGCCCGGCCGATCGCGCTCTGGGCCAGTCGTGGGACCGCCAGGGCATCCAGCCCTACAGCTTCTGCGACCGGGTCGATGGTCAGTGGAAGTGTCATTCCTACGCCCGTGTCGATCCGCTCTCTGCGCTGGTCGGCATGGCCGCGGACATGGCGCAGCACGTCGCGGCGAACCCCACCGGCGAGGGGCTGGATGATCAGATCATCGGCATGGCGCTGGCCGGCGTGGTCGGGCTCTACGACTACACGCTCGAGCAGCCCATGTCGCAGGCCATCAGTCAGATTGCGCAAATGCTGACCGAGCGCCAAGCCGCTGTCGGTGAGAGCCGCGCTGAGCGTGCTGCCGGGCTGCTGGCCGAGAAGCTTTCTCAGGTGATGTTCATGCCGTTGAGCGGCGGCGTTGTTGCCGGCGCAGTTGAGCGGGCCTTCTCTCCCGCTACGTCCAGCACGATGGCCGAGACGCCCGAGGTGGCGAACAGCAACCCGGTGCGGCGCGGCTTCGATCGTGCCTTGCAGCAGGCCCGCGGGCGCATCCCAGGCGAAAGCGACGACGTGGCGCCGCGCCTCAACATCTGGGGCGAGGTGGTGCAGCCGACCGAGGGCGGCGCGCTTCCGCTGTTCTGGCCCTTCCGCATGACCTCGGGCCGGGCCGACGCGCTCGAGGACCGGCTGATGGCGCTGGGCGGCGTGCTGACGCTGCCCGGCGACAAGTTCCCCAACACCAACGTGCGGCTGACGGCGAGCCAATACAACTGGATCATCCAGCGCATGAACGACGACGGCAGCGGCGGGCAGACCTTCCGCGAGCAGCTGGTCGACCTGGTGCAGGACAGTTCCTTCACGAACATGGACCCGAAGCAGCAGGCCGACACGATCCGGTTGATCCGCAGGACCAGGTGGGAGGCTGCCACGCGCGACGCCCTCGACAACTTCCCCGACCTCGACCGCCGCGTGACCCGCGACCGGGAGTTCCGCGCCGTGACCGGGCGCAGCCCCCCGCCCGAGCAGGAGCCTTAGGCCATGACCATCAGCACCACCGCCACCCGTGTCGACTATGCCGGCGACGGCACCACCACCGCCTTCCCGGTGCCGTTCCAATTCTTCGGCCCCGGCGAGATCGAGGTGATCGAGCGCAGCGCCACCGGCGTGGAGACGGTGCGCGCGCTGGGCACACACTACACCGTGGCCGGCGGCAACGGCGCTACCGGCACCGTCACCGCCACCGCGGCGCCCGCCACCGGCGTGGTCTGGACCATCCGCCGCGCCACGCTGCGCACGCAGCCGCTGATACTGACGCCCGATGGCGGCCTGCCCGCCAAGGCGCTGGAGCAGCGGCTCGACCGGCAGATGGCCGTGGTGCAGGAGCAGGATGAGATACTGGGCCGCGCGCTGCGCTTCCCGCGCACCGATGGTGCGGTAAGCCCCGAGCTGCTTTCCGCCCTGGTGCGCGCCGGCAAGGTGCTGGGCTTCGGTTCTTCCGGCGAACCGGCGCTGCTGACCATCACCGGCGGCGTGGTGACTTCCTACGCGCAGTGGGGCGGCACCGCCGGTGGCACCGCCAACGCGCGCACGCTGACGCCCAGCCCCGCCGTGGGCGCCTATGCCGCCGGCCTGGCGCTGGAGTTCCTGAACGGCGCCGCCGCCAACACCGGCGCCGCCACGATTGCGGTTTCGGGCCTGGCCGCGCAATCGGTCCTGCGGCCCGATGGCTCGGCGCTGAGCGCCGGCGACATGCCCTCGGGCGCGCTGCTGATGATCCGGCACGACGGCACCGCATTCCGGCTGGCCAACCTGCTGGCGGTGGCGAACGCGGCAACCGAAAGCGCCGCCGGCATCGCCGAGATCGCAACGCAGGCCGAGGCCAACACCGGCACCGATGACGCGCGGTTCATGACGCCGCTGAAGGCCGCGCGCCGCCGGGCGCCGAGCCTGGCGCAGGCCAGCGGCTACACCGTGGTGGCCGCCGACAACGGCCGGCTCATCCGCGCCACCGGCACCTGGGTGCTGGCGCTCACCGCCGCCGCCACGCTCGGCGACGGCTTCACCGTGCGGGTGCGCAACGTCAGCACCGGCGTGATCACCGTGGACCCGAACGGAGCCGAGACGGTGAACGGCGCCGCCACGCTGGTGCTGCCGGCCGGCGCCACCGCCACGCTGGAATGCGACGGCACCGGCTGGGTCACCAGCGCGCTCTACATCCCGCCGCTGATCTTTGACAGCGGCAACCAGGTCGGCACGGCGGGCGGGTTGCTGACGCTGGCCCACGGGTTGCCGACCATGCCGCTGACCTTCGAGGCCTTCATGGTCTGCTCGACCGCCGAGCAGAACTGGGCAGTCAATGATGTGGTGCCCTTCGGCGCCAGCTATTTGGACTTCACCGGAGCCAATCACGCCGGCTGGGCCATCTATGCTGATGCGACGAATGTTTATGTCCGCTTTCACTCGGCCACGGTGTTCCCTGTTCTCATCAACAAGAACACGGGCGTGGTGTTTGCGCCGACGCTGGGAAGCTGGCGCTTCCGTGTGAGGGCATCGTGACCGCGCGCTACTATCGCAGCGCGGCCGGCGCCTATCTGGGCGCCTTTGTTGGCGCGGCGCCGCCCGGCGAGGCCATCGAGGTGCCGGCGCCGCCGCAGGATGCGCGCGCCACATGGAACGGCAGCGCCTGGGTGGAGCCGCCGCCGCCGCCCGCGCTGGTGCCGCTGGCCGTGGTGCTGACCAGGGTGATTGTCCTGGGCGGCCTCACCCCGCTGCTGGCCGCGTTGCAGGCAGCGCCCGACGCGGCCGCGCTGCTGCTGACTTTGCGCGAAGGCATCTATGCGGATGACCCGCAGGCCCGCGCGCTGCTGACGCTTGCCGGCCTCAACCCCGACCAGGTGCTTGCGCCATGAGCAACGACAACGCGATGATCGATGCCGAGAAAAAGGACCTAGCCGTGCACGCGGAGCTATGCGCCCAGCGATACGACCGCGTGGACCGACGCCTGAAGCGCATCGAGCACATGCTGTATGTGCTGATCGGCGGCATGCTGGGCACCGCCGCGCTGCTGAAGGTGGAGGTGGCGCCGATCCTGGCCGCCCTGGCCCAGGCCGCGTTGAAATGATCGCCGCCCTGCTGCCCGCGCTGTTCCCGATCCTGGGTGACGCGCTGAAGCGCATCTTCCCCGACCCCGAGCAGGCGGCGAAGGCGCAGATGGAACTGCAAATGGAGATGCTGCGGCGCAGCGCCGAGCTCGAGCACGCCGCGGCCAGCATCGTGAAGGCGGAGGCCGAGAGCGAGCACTGGCTGACCGCCTCCTGGCGGCCCATCCTGATGCTGACCTTCGGGTGCCTGATCGTGGCGCGGTGGCTGGGCTACAGCGCGCCGGGGCTGAGCGAGGGCGAGGTGCTCAAGTTGTGGTCCATCGTCGAGCTTGGCATCGGCGGCTACGTCATTGGCCGAAGCGCCGAGAAGATCGTGCCGCAGGTGGCCTCCGCGCTCGCACCAGCACGCCGATGATGCCGGCGGCGGTAAGCACCGCCCCGGCGGCCCAGCGCCGCCACGTCCCGGCCCAATAGGCGGCCAGGATCACGGCGGAGGTGGTCAGGAACCAGAGGATCACGCGCCTTTTACCGGCATTCGAGCGGCAATGACTTCCGGCGCATCATTCATTTCCCAGGCCCTTCCTCGCTTTCCGGCCGAAGGCGCCCCGCCTTGACACGGTAGGGGTCACAGGTTCGATCCCTGTCGCGCCCACCATCACTTTCCAATCTTTCCAACGGGTTGCGGCGCGTCCAGGCGCCGCTTGGCCGCCGCTGGCGGGAACGGATCGTGCCATTCCGGGCCAGAACGTGACAGCAACACCCGGCAAATGACCGGCAGTCATCCCACCCGCCTCCGTTCCGCCGCCACGTGCGCCGCGCTCAGGGCCACATAGCGCTGCACCATCCGCGGGCTTTGCCACCCGAACAGCTGCATCAGGGTTGGCACGCTCATGCCGTTCATCACCGCCCAGCTGGCCGCGTGGTGCCGCCAGTCGTGCAGCCGGAACGCCTCGATCCCGGCCCGCCGGCAGGCCGTGGCGTGCGCCTTCGCCAGCGGGTTGCCACCCTCGCCCCGCGTGTCGCGGTAGGGCGCGCGCCGGGCGCTGAGGAACACGTGCGCGTCGGGCGCCGGCAGGGCCGCTCCGAACCGCGCCCGCCGGATGCGCCCCAGCATCACCTTCATGGCCGCCGTCAACGGCACGGACCGGCCCTTGCGCGTCTTGGTCTGCGCCATGGGGAAGTGCACCTGCCCGCCGCCGGCAAGGTCCACGTGCCGCCAGGTCAGCCGCAGCGCCTCCTGGGTGCGGCACCCGGTCGAGCACAGGAACCGCGCCACGTCACGCGCGGGGCGGCTGTAGGAGCGCAACAGGCGGCGTTCCTCGGCTCTGGTCAGGTGGCGCTGTATCTCGTTCGTGTAGACCATCGGCGCGATCTTGGGGGTGCGGATGCCGCGCGCGTCGCAGAAGCGGTTCAGCGCGGCCCGCAGCGTGACGCGGAAGCGGTCTGTGGTGGCGGGGGCAAGGCCGGCGCAGCGCATCCGGCAGAACGCTTCCCAGGCCGCGGCGGCTTCGCCTATGGCGCGGTCGCCGATGAACTCGCCAAGCTGCTCGATCCGCCAGAGATCACCCGCAGCGTGGCCTTCCGGCCGGTCGCGGTAGCCGGCGAGGGCTTCGAGGATGGGGGCGCGGCGGGCCGCGGCTTCCGGCCCTTCGCGCAATTCGCCGACGATGCGGTGTTCTTCTGCGCGAGCCGCATCTTCCGCGTCTCGGCGAGAAACGCATCCCGTGCTGAACTCCGGGACCGCGACCTTCTGTCGGCCCCAGCGGATGACGCCGGCGGCATACCAGATGCGGCCCCGGCGGCGGAGGGAGAGTGACATCGCAGCGCCTCCATTTGCCGGGCCAGGTCGGCCGGCGTGAACCGCAGGGAACGGCCGATCTTGTGCGGGCGCAACTCGGCCAGGCTGGGCAGCAGCCGGCGGAGCGTGCGCGTGCTGATGGCCATGGCCGCCGCCACTTCGGCCAGCGTGAGCCAAGCGGGAAGCTCAGGCATCGCTGCCTTCGGCCACGCGCACCTCGGCTGGCAGGGACAGGCCCAGGGCGGCCACGTCCTCGGGGGTCAGGGGGTCAGGCATCAGTTTTGCCGATGGCGCGGCGGCGCCGATGGCGGCGGCTGGCAGGCGTCGGCCAGTGCTGTGAGTTCCGCAGATGCCCGGCGGTGAATTTCAGCCAGCAGCCGCAGCATGATCCAGCGCGCCTCGCCCTGCCGCGTGTCGGCTTCGCGCTTGGCGGACGCCACCATGCGCGTCACCGCTTCGGTCACTGCGTCACTCATTGGCCAGCACCAGCAGCGAAGCGCCGTGGCATTTGTCGGCCTCGCCAGGTGCCGGCAGGTCGCACCAACAGCCCAGGTTCCGCCCGCGCAAATGTTCCTGCACCTGATCGCAGTAGAAGGCGCGATCGGCGTTGGACATGGCGGCCAAGTCACGGTCGAAATCCTCCCGTGTGGCGCCAGCGTAGTTTCCCCACCGGCCCGGCCGTGTGACCGCAACGCTGTTGGGCGGCATGCGCCAGCCCTTGGTGCGGCGCAGCTGAAACCGCACGGGCTGGTTCATGCCGCGTCCACCGCTTCCGGTGCGCCGCCGCGTGCGGCCTGGGCGCGTTCGTGCTGGGCCTTGCCGCAGTTGTGCCACCAGACTGACGCCTGCGATTTGCTCACCGGCGGGCCGGGCAGGCCGGAGAGCTGCGCCGCCAGCTGCGCCCAGGGCACCAGATAGCCGCCGGCTTCGGCCTCGGCCACGGCGCGGAATAGCAGCGCCTTGCGTTCGTCGGTCCAGCGCACGGGCTCGACCATTTTGAAGCCCTTGGCCGGCGGCGGGCCGGGCGCGAAGACGTCTATGTGCCCGGCCTTGACCGCTTCGGCCACGGTTTCGCGGCAGGGCGGCGGCGCGGGCGGAGCGATGGCGGACCATGTCTCGCCCGAGCCGGCGGGCTTCAGCTGCGCGCCGTGTTCCATCAGCGCCACCAGGTGGGCGGCCAGTTCCAGCCGCTGCGGTATGGTCAGTTGCTCCTGGCCCAGCGCCATGCCGATGCACTCGACGCGCAGCTGCGCGATGCTGGCACCAATCGCTTCCGGTTCGGTCATGGCTTGGCTACCTTCATCTTTTCGGTTGCATCCACGTCTTTCGCGATGTCGCGCAGGCGGCGGGCCAGCGTGGCGACCTTGCCGGCGGGCAGGCCCAGGCCCACGGTGGCGAGGTGGGCCAACTGGTCGGCCTCGTGCCGCAGCAGCGCGCTAGGCGGCGCGTCGGCGAGCATGGTTTCACTCATCGCCCAGCGCCTTCAGCATCGCGTTGCCGCGTGCGTTCCACCCCTGCTCAAAGTCGGTCAGTGGTGGTATTGGGTAGCCATCCGGCACAGAGCGGACGTGCGATTCCGGCACCACATGCGCCAGATGCTCCCGCATCGCGGCGAGGGCGGCGTCGGTCGCGTTCATCACGCTGGCGCGCATCTCTTGATGACCTGATGCACCTTCATCAGCCATGGCGCAAAGGTCATCCCAGCTAATCCCGCAGCGCCAATATGAGCCGCCATCACGCTGCCATTGCGCATACATCGCCCGCGCCACCACCTCGCGCGCGCTCATTGGCCGGGCCTCCTCACCGGCGCCGGGTCCTGCGCCAGCGCCTTCAGTTCCTCCTGGCTCACGTTCTGCGGCACCGGCGCGGCCGGCGCGGCCGGCACATCCGGACCCGGCCAGCCATCATCCGGCGGCGAGCCATCCGCGGCCACCACCGCGGCCTCGAGCGCGGCCATGCGATCGGTCGGCGGCTGGACCGCCACCTCGGGCTCGGCCGAGGCGTCGATCGTGTGCTCGTCATCCTCGCGCTCGATCGTGCGGCGCAAGGCCTCATCCTTGTCGGTGCTCGAGGGCAACAACTTCGCCAGCCGCTTAATCACGGTTTTCTTGGCCATCTCTTCCGGGTCAGTGTCCCAAGGCGTGGACTTGATCTTGCCCGCCTTCCAGGCCCGGTAGGCATCGCTGCGGTCACGGATGCGGAACACCTGCGCGCGCGTCATCACGGCGCGGACCTTCTCGCCAGACTTCAACGTGGCCACGGCGTAGACCGCTACCCAGGGCGCGTCGTCGGCAGCCTCGAGGTCGCGCTCGTGTGTGATCTTGGGCTCGTCGCCCAACACCACGCTGAACTTTTCGCCCTTGTAGGCAACCTCGCACGAGATGCCGGCGATCTCGCCGCTGTTGCGCGCCTTCTTCAGGATGCCGGCCACCATGGGCCGGTAGCTGACGCCGCCGGCGGTCGGCACGATGGCGGCCTCGCGCCCATCCGGCAGCAGGCCATCCTGCGCCGCCTTGACCAGCTCCGTCAGCAGCGCGCGCGGGTCGGCCCGCATCAAGATCGGCGAGTTCAGGATGGCGGTCTGCGCCACCCGCTTGAACCGCTCCACGGGGATGTGCTCGGGCAGGGCCCGGCGAAACTGGGCGCCCCCTTTGTCGAGCACGTCGGTGATGGCGACGGCGTTCATGCTTCGGTTCCTTCTAGTTCGTAGAGCTTGACGGCCAGCCGGCGGTGGCCGGCGCGGCCCCTGATGACCTGGCCGACATCGGCCTGGGTGATGATCCGGTCGGGCGTGCCCGTCACCTCGGGCAGCCGCACCGTGTAGCCGGCCACCATGGCCTCGGGCGCGTCGCCCAGCTTGTTGCGGATGGTGGCCGCGTAGGCGTCCCGCGCCCGCTCGGCGGCAGCGCGTTCCTCGCTGGCTCGGATGAAGCCGGCGCAGGCCTCGGGCAGTTCATTGTCGCCGCGAAGGTCGAGGCGTTCGCCGCGGGCGTGCGGGTGGAGCGCGGCCAGCGTGGCCGATGTGCTCTCGCTGCCGTCCGGCGCCGGCGGCTTGTTCGCCCTGATGCTGGCCCAGAACCGGCCGACCCGCCGGGCGATCTCCTTCATGACCGCAGGGCGCGCGGTGTAGGGCCAGATGCGGACCTCGTTGCCGCCGACCAGGGCGCCCACCACGCCCCAGGCCAGGCCCGTGCACGCCAGCTGGTGTTGAAGCTGGAGCAGGATGTGCGCCGGCGGCTCCTCGCCCCAATCGCGCTTGCGCACCAGCCAGTCCACGGCCTTGACCTCGAGCACGCCCTCGCCCGGCTTGGGCCCGCCCTTCGTGATCTTGTAGTCCAGCGTGCAACCCATGCCCGGCACCACCGGGTGGGTGATGTGGCCGCCCTTGGCGATGGTCCAGCCCCGGTCCTCGGCGATGCCGGCGGCGATCGGCGCCTCGAGGCGGCGGCCCCACCGCACCCGCTCGTCATGGTCGAGGTTCGGCGGCGGCACGCGCCCGGCCTTGATGTGCCACAGCGCATAGTGGGAGGTATGCGGCGAGACGCCGAACAGCGCGGCGACCTCGCTGGCGCCGACCACCTTGGCGCGCGCGGCGTGCCATGCGGCGTCGCTCATGGGCGGGCTCCGCTCTTCTGCGCGGTGCGCAGGTTGTGCTCGGTGCCGTAGGCTTTCAGCATGCGGGCGGCCTCCTTCGCGTGGTCGCATTTGTGGTGCATGACGGCCAGCGTGGCGGCGCAGGCGAGGGCATCCAGGGGCATCGGCAACGCGGGGTCGGCATCCCGCAGCCACTGCAAAGGATCTGCCGGGGGCGGGGCTAGAATTCCCGATGATTGCCCCAAGCCCCCGGCTTCCGGCGCTGCGGAATGCGCAGCCGCCCCGGAATTGGTTTGTGCGCTCATGGCCGCCTTTGCCTCCAGGCCACAGAAGCGCTGATGCTTAAGGGCAGAGACGCACTTCGAAAAAAGGCGTCGACCGCGACCGCAATCAGCCATCCCGTCGCAAACACGATTGCGACGCGCAGCATGATCGGCACCACCACGACCAACAGGCCGACCACAAACGCCAAGACCGACACCGACAAAACAACAAGCATCGGGCTGGCGCCGATCCACAACAGGCGGTTCATGGCTGCACCAGCGGCAGCGCGCAGATGGCGTCGGCGATCAGTCCGGCGGCGGTGCTGCCAATTCGGCATTCGTTGTCTGCCACGCTGTCGCAACGAAGCCGCGCGGCGTAAGCTTCGGTTTCCTGGTGCGCTTCGACGCCAGCAGCAACCGCCGCCGCCCGCTCGCGCATTGTCTCGGCGCCGTGGCACTGGCCGCGATCAAAGCCCGCCGCGTAGCCGACCTGGAATGCCGCATCCCGCTCGGCCAGAAGGGCATCTGTCACCTCCAGCACCCTCGGGTCTGCGTGGTGCCGCGCCCAATACTCCACCGCCTCGCGGCTCGTGTCGGTCATGGCTCGCGCCCCTCCGCGCGGGCGATGGCGGCGCGGGTGGCTTTCCACGATGCGCGCGCTTCTTCGTTCAGCGCGTTGCTGTCTGTGCCGCTGTAGTACTTCGACAGGTAGGCATCGTATTGCCGCGCCGCCGCCAGCATGTCCGGCGCGGCGGCGAATTGGCGGGCAAACCCGTCGGGGTCAGCCACGTCGAACACCTCGGCGATGATGCGCGCATCATCGCGGCTAGGGCTAAACTGCACCCACCTGCCAACGGCTGTCAGTTTGTGCTGCGCGCTCATGGCACGCGCCCCTCCGCGCGGGCGATGGCGGCGCGGGCGGCTTTCCACGACGCACGGTTCTGCTCGCTCATCGGCCCGCCATCTGTGTCTCTGTAGAAACGCGACATGTAGGCATCGTATTCCCGCAGCGCCGCCAGCATGTCCGGCGCGGCGGCGTATTGGCGAGCAAGCCCGCTGGGGTCGTCAGCCACGTCGAACACCCCGGCGATGATGTGCGCATCATCGCGGCTAGGGCTAAACAACACCCACCTGCCAACGGCTGTCAGTTTGTGCTGCGCGCTCA